CCATCTAAATGCTGATCAGTAATTAAAGCAATCTTCATAACTTACCACTCACTGTCCCATCGTATTGTGCTGAGTATTTACAGTTTGCCCAGTTAGTAGCGACACCTTCCAAGTGGAATGGCGTTCCTTCCATGACAGATTCCCTCGTACCGCCTGTGACGATTCCCTCGCCATCCTCACCAAAGCTAGACCACGTTCCAAACTGTTTCTTTTCAACACGGAATTTTCCATAGGGAGTTTCATACCATTCATAATTCATCGGTTCATTCTTGTCTCAATGTTTTCTTTGATACTACCCATGTCAGAGTAAGAAGCGTTCATACCAGACATTGTACCATCATAAGAATCGGTATGCATAACTTCGTCATGTCCAGATCTCTCTAGGATCTTGCCCTTGATCTCTAGTTGCTTTTTCTCTTTCTGAATACGACGTAAGAAAGCGTAATAGATAATCTGGGTGAAGTAAGCAAACGGGTTCTGAGATTTCTCTGGATTGAAGTTGTCAATATACTGCAAGCAGTTCTCAATACCATCACAGATCATGTCCTCACGGAACATGTAGTTGACAAAGTTTGGTTTGTATGATAGATGTGTAGCGATCTTAAGGAAACACCCACCAATATAATTATTGACCATGGGTTTAGGTTTACCCAATTCTTTTGATATAATAACTTTGTCTCGATACTCAGTAATAGCAGCGAGAAACTCCTTGTTATTAACGTAGTATTCGGTTTGCTTTCTTTTTGCCATTACTGTGTATGCCACGGTTTGCCTTACATTATCATAATATTAAGTATACCACTCTATTCCATTATTGTCAAAGCTTGACAGATCCTCATAAACTCAGTAGAATAACTATGTCAGAGTTCAGAAGGGTTGTAGCTCTTAGCTTTTATTAAATAGATCTTCTAAAGATTTTTTCATTTCTTTTACTGATCCTAGGTATCCAGATCCCCTAGGTAATTTATTACCCTTTCCTGCTAGAGACTTTCCAGTCTCCATACGGAGAAGAGTTTTTTCATAGAAGTCTACAATCTCACCTTCAATCTCAACCATAGTTAATACATGATCTTTGTTGATAACAAACATATTATCAAACGTAGCAGAGATCCATTCTTTTAAACAAAAACCTGATACTTCTAACTGACCTTTTCTTTGTTTAGAGTTCTCAACTATAAGAGGTCTCTCTAACATGATCTTGTTTTCTTCAGTAAGATAACATACTTTAGATACTAACTCTTCGCCGGATACTAATTTAATAGTTGCATAGAATTCTTCTTCCATATTTAATTTGCTCTAAGGTTTACTTTTATAACCTCATACTTAAAATTCTCTTCATTATAAATGTTAACTCTTTCATTCAAATGTCTAAGGGTATAGTTCTGACCGCCAATGTCATCAGCTATATCGTATAAGGTTGCTATATCTTTTCCTTCGCCTTTCCTGAGGACACGTCCGATGGACTGGAGGTTGCGAATGCGCGACTTACTTGGGGAAGCAAAAATAATATTGTGTAATCGTTTGATGTTAATTCCTGTAGAGAATGTGCCATAAGAAGCAATGATTACTGCATTGTTCTCAGTCTCAGTAAGTTGTCGGACTTGTTCTCTATCTTCTACATCAGTACCACCGTGAACAAAAAATACTTTTCGCTCGGGGTCTATGGTGCTATTTATCAATTCCAGAAGTGGTTCACCGTGCTTCTCGATATAGTTAAATAACACAAGAGTGTTTCCTTCAATATCATTAACTAAATTTTTAATCAAATTATTCCTACCACGATGCTCTACCAAGTAGTCCATCTCCTCATGATATGATTCAAAGTGTTGCGGGGCATGTTTACAAAGTAAGATTTTGATCCTAAATTTAGAAAGATAACCTTCCTTAATTAAACTGTCTGTTTTAGTAACTTGTTCGCAATCACCAAACAATCCTTCCAACACCCACTTGTGAGTTTTACTCCCGTCTAGAGTTCCAGTAAAACCAAACCTATACTTTGCGTTATGCAACTTAGTCATGATTCCTGTGAGGGACTTCGACTTAAATAGGTGTGCCTCATCACCGATAACACAATCAATATCATCAAAGTATCTTTTTGGAAACTTGTAGATGGATTGCCAGGTTGATATAACAATTGGTTTATCCGTATTCTTATCCTTGCCGGAATATATCTTATGCACATGATCGTCAGCATTCCACCCGTAGTCATTAAAGTCATTGACCATCTGTTCCACCAAGGACGTAGTAGGGACGATGATGAGCGTTTTCTTGTTGGTAGCAGTATAGTATCTGACGAGGGAATAGATCATCAAACTCTTTCCGCTGCCCGTAGGAGAAAGTAAGAGCTTTCTATTATTTTTAATTGCTTCGTAAACAGCACGATACTGATAAACCCTTGGTTTGATTTCAGATCGTGTAATTTTATTCATAAATGTTTCAATGCCTGCGTATGAAACAAAGTCATTAGTTTCTCTGACTTCTCCATACCAGTCATTCATTTCATATTCAACTTTATATTGTCGCTCGTCAGCCCACACCTGCAGGTGCTTCATTAGACCACCATAAAGGTCGCCCGTACCAGGAGAGTACAGACGAATAGTTCCATCCCAGTATTTGTATCTGGGGTTCTTCTTCAGGAACTTTGCTTCAGGAACTTCAAACGAAAAATAATCTGAGAGCTCCTGATGTACATGTGGCTCAGCAGATTGAATGGTAACGTATACTTCGTTTTTCTTTTTAATACTGAGGGTGGTCATCATTGTCCATTAACGAATTTCTCCCACTCAATGGCACTCTTGACCTGAAAACCTCTATTAGAAATTTGACGCATGACTTGATCCAACCAGTAAAGCATCTGGTCTAGATATTTGATCTTCGCCTCAAGGTTGATGATCTCCTCATCTGCCTCAAGGTAAGTTCTCATTTTTTCCGAAGTCTTAATGCTTGATCCGAATGGTTTAGCAGCGTAGGTCTTAGCGTCTGCTTCGCCTGAGTAATACTCACGCTTATTCTTTACCAGTTTGCGGGTCTCAAATTCCAGCGAAGTCTTGATCTGCTGAATGTCAGTGTAATGGTTTAAGTATTTATTATGTTGGAAAGGGATCGATAATGCAAGTTGCCCTAGATCCGTGGTATACTGTTTGTTCTTAAATTGAAAGTCAACTGCAGAATCTTCTGTCCAGTCTTCTCTTAGTTTATCAAATTTATTACGAAGGGTTTCAAAATTCATAGAGGTTGTAAGTTTTTATCACGAATGAAGAACTGTTGATGCTTGAATGTAATTTCAGCAGTAATGTATTCTACATCTGTTATTGTAGCATCAAATTGCAAACCTGATAGTGATACAGGAAATATGTTTCTAAATTCTACAACAAATGCTGGATTGTATTGTGAAGTAACAATATGCAATTGAGCGTTAGTATAGATATTTGATTCTTTTGTAGTGCGTTGCATCTGATCTGCATTACCGTTATCACGTATCCATTTATGAATACTATTATAATTTTTTAAATCTTCATCAACAATAAAAGATACAGAAAAATCCCCAAACGCTACTCCGCCAGAAGGAACAATAGGTAAGTTCCTGAAAGGACTTACTACTTCCGTAGTTGGCATTGTAACGTCGGGGACATTTGCTCTTTGACAAAAGAAATCTACTCCTTCAAATTTTTCTAATTTGAGGAGATAACCAATAGGGTTCAAGAAATTCCTGTTAGTAGGTTGTTCCTTATACCAATTAGCAGACATGTCAACTTCCCAAGCTGATACTATTTATCCTCGTTATACCAGAAGTCTTCCCAGTCTTTTTGTGAGTCAGTTACGTCTTCTATTGTGTTATTATTCATTGTGCGTATTCATTAATTATATCTAATATCTTATCTAGAGAATCATGAGCTCCGTCATACCATTGACCTGTCATGCCTGGATTAGTTTCTTTATCATACAAGTCAGTTTTTAATTTGTATACCTTTGCAAGCATATCTGTTTTGTGTAAGCGACCACGAGGCATAACGATAGGGATTTACTACTTCTATTTAAGCACAAAAAAAGGGACCCCGCAGGGTCCCTGTGTTGATTTCGTAATAACCGATATCAGGCGAGGTTCGCAACGCGAACACGTCTGTAGTACTGGTTCTTAGAAGCAGTAAGTGCTTCAGCATCAGGAGTTCCTGCAGAAGACTCAACGAAAGGATTGCTGACCATGCCGTAGCGGGTCTTGAAACCAATCTTAGGTTGGAAGGTCTGAGGATCGATGCTGCGGAGCATCTGGAGGGGAACGTAGGGGCAGTAGAATAGTCCTGCGTCATAAGGGGAAGAACCCTTATAACCAACTACGTAGTAGTGGGTGTTAGAAACGTTAGCAGAGTAAGGATCAACATAGACCTTAATGCGACCGTTCATGGTGCCGACTAGAAGGTTTCCGGTGTCATCAACATCACCGATGGAAGGACCACCAGAACCAGTTAGACCTGAGGAATAGTCGAGTGTGCCAGACATGGCAAGAGCAGAAGCAACGTCAGCAGAAGTGACGATGAAGTTGCCCTTTCCTCTACGAGTCTCTTGTGCGATAGCGTTAGCATCGCGCTCGATTTGGAACATAAGTCCTTTGAACTTCTCAACCGACCAACGACCGTTGCTGTCAACGTCGAGGTCAAATACGCCTTGGTTAGCAACGTTGTTCTGAGCACCAGGCTTAGCAACGGTGTAAACGGTACGAACAACCTCACGGTTGATCTCAGCAAGGATTTCGCTAGACAATAGGTTAGCGAGTTCCTGCTCTGCATCAAGACCGTGGATTGCCTTAAGGTCTTGTGCCAATTCTAGAGTGTACTCAGCGCGAAGAGCTCTGGTCTTAGCAGTGACCGCAGTCTTCTCGATGCTGAAGTCCATTTCGTTGAATAGGGTCGAACCCGATCCAAGAACTTCTGCTGTTTCTCTAGCAATGTTGCCTGCTTGGCGCTCGTAGTTAGCAGCAGTTGTGCCGCCGCCAGTGGCGTCGTTAAGCAGACCAGGGTTAGCATCAGTTGTGCCGCCATCGCCAATAGGAGATACGGGATCGTTGTATGCGCCAGGACCCTGTGTGTTTCCAGAGAAGTTGGTGTCAGGCTCGTTGTAGAGTGCCTCAGCGCCCGCTCTGGTGTTGTAGTGGCTCTTCATTGCGAAGATAAGTCCAGTAGGACCGCTCATGGGTTGAACGCCACAGATGTCGTAAGCAACCAAGTTGGGTGCTGCACGACGGATAAGGTTGATCATTACAGGATCGAAACCTGCAAGTCCACCAGTCTTGGTGGTTAGACCAGAACCGCCTAGTGCTTGTCCACCAGCTGCGCTGATAGCTCCAACAGTACTAGCTTCGTTCATCATACCACGCTCTTCGCGTAGTTGATTTTCTGTGTTTTCTAACAGAACAGCGGTAACAGCCTTTCTATAGTTGTCTTTGATGGCACCAGCACCTTCATGACTTAGAACAGGGGACCACTTTTCGGTTAGAGCTTTTGAATTAAACATTTGTTTGCTCTTGTTTGAAAAATGTAAAGTTTATTATTAGGACCAGCGGTCAAGTGCTTTCAGATACTGCGCCATTACTGGGTTAGAATCATCTACACCTTCGACTGGGGATTCATCAACAACTTCCGTTGGGGTAGTAATTGACTCTTTGAAGTAAGACTCCTTGATGGTCGTAACCTTCTTGGAGAATGACTCTTCCGAGACAAACTCTAGACCCTCAGCAAGTGCTGCGAGTTTTTCTTTCTGAGTATCTGCAAGTCCTTCTGACACGGTGGAAAGAATATTGAGTTTGGCAGACTCGTTAAGACGATTTTGTAATTTCACGTTTGCTTTGACCTGTTCGTCAAGGCGTGTTTCCATTTCACGAATTGATTCGGCCATACCTTCTACAACATCGACTTTCTCGTCGGGAATAGAAATGTAGTGCTCTTCAAAGAGACCCTTCAAACCTGCGATGAAGTCTGTAGTGATCTCATTTCTGATTCCACGGTCAATAGCAACTTGGTTTTGCTCCATCCATTGACCGATGGCATAGGACACTGTGCCGTCTACTTCCTCGGAAAGTTCTGCCTTAGCAGATGATACGTGCTTATCGAGTTCAGCAGCAAAGTGCTCTACAAGTTTGTCATACTCCTCAGAGATTTTCGCTTTGACAGCAGCCTCAAAAATGACTTTTGCTTTCTCAGCGAACTCTTCAGAGAGTTCTGTGCCTTCTACTAGAGCGGCAACATCAGCGGAAACATCAAGTTCTTCAAAGGAAGGCTTGATGGGGTAAGTAACAGCAGGTCCAGTACTAGTCGCGTATGCAACATCAGCACCAACGGTAGGCATAGCGTCAGGACTACCGGCACGCTGTTGGGGATCTCCAGATACTTGCGAAATAGGTGCTGCCGCTTTAGCGCCAGGATTCTCTTCGCCATCATCATCATCCTCATTAGGAGCGGTGGAAGTTCCACCTAAATCTGCAGCAGCAGATTGTCCAGGAGCAACACCTGGTTGAACTGAAGGCATAGGATCCTTGCCGCCAGAACCAGTCTGCGCGTCAGAAACCTGAGAGGGTTCGCTACCAGCACCGGGGATAATGTTAGCAGAAACTGTTGGCATAGGATCGCCAGCTTCTACAATCACCTTTTGCTCGGTAACGAACTCCTCAAATTTTTCATTTAACATATCTGACATTTGAGATTACCTCGTAATTTTCCGTAAATAATTAATCTAAGTTTATTTATAAATCAAAGCTTTCCGAGGAAATCCTCAAACACCTTGAGTGTTCTCTCTTCTAACTCACGACGCGGAGCGCCATTGATATAACGTTGGTATTTATCAACTTTTGATTCCTTGAGAATACCGTTGTCCCATACCCATTCTTTACCTTCCATGATGCCATTAACAAATGCATCAGGAGCAGAAGGATCTGCTACAATATCAGCAGCAGTTGTAAGCATGAAGTCATCGCGAACTACTGAAGTATCTTCACGCTTTTCGATGCTTCCCATACCACGGGATGAAACACCTAACTGAACTCCTTCGCCAAGTAAAGACTTAGCAATCTGTCCCATGGGTGTATCAAGAATTTGTGCCTTACCAATGAAGTTATTTCCTTCAGCGCGAAGACTTGTAATTCTGTGTGATACTCTATCAAGATTGATAGTAGGACCATCAGGATGTCCGAGTTCACCTAGAGCACGCTTTGATTTTACATACTCTTCGTTGTATCTCTCAACTTCATTGTTGAGAACATCGAAAGGATACATGCGACCATTACGGTTCTTTAGTTCTGACTGTAAAAATACTCCTTCGATATAAAGAAGTTTCTTTCCGTCTCTTTCCTCAGTAAGGATTTTGACGTTTTCAATCGTTTCCGTTATCAGTTTCATCGGGTTCTTCCGTTTCTGTGGGTTCATCAAAGAATGTATTCGCGGCAACCTGCTTGTATGTTGCCATAGCATCAGATGCTTTAGCAAAAAGTAGATCATGAATAGCATCAATAGCAGATGCCCTGTCGTTGTCGCTGATCTTATCAACGATATTTACCACGCCAGGTTCAGGGTTATGTTGTTCCATAATAAGTATTCTGTATAATTTATTTATTATTTGTAGAAGGTGAAGGCATTGATTTTGCTTTTTTCACTTCTCTTTCCGACGCAGCATCCGCAGCAAGTTCTTGTCTTTCTGCTGCATCTTGCGCTTGCTGATCCTGAATTTCAGGAGCAAGGGCAGTGTTTGCTGCTGTCATTTGATCCATAGCATTTGTTTCTGCTGGATCAACAGAGATACCAGAAGCAATCTCTGCTTTTATCTGCTTATCAATATCCTTGTATTCCGTATCTTTTTGATTTAGAACATGACGACGGATATATTCAACAGAGAAATACTTACCAACATAAGGATCCATCTGGGTGACAGTCATCATCCTCTGGTTCATCATTTCAATTTCTTTTAGTTCATTGAAATGATTGTCGAAGAGATAGTCATACTGGATATGCTCCTTCATATCATCCCAGTCTTCAGGAGAAATTACTCCTTTAAGAATGAGTTGAGTCTTGAGCATGTCGTGGAACATCTCAGAGAATCTCTTACGGAGACGACCAATAAACTTTGTAAACTTAAGTTCATCGCGAAGAACCTCAGTAGTTTTACCAAGATTAAATCCTTTGCTATCGTCAGTAAGACGTGAAGGTGGTAGGTTCAGTGAGTTGTATAGTTTCTTTTTGAAATACTCAACGTCCTTAAGTTCACCTAAGTTCTGTCCTCCAGGCAACGTAGTAATTTCAGTACCACGTCCACCCTCTCTACGAGGCAACCAGAAATCTTCAAGCATACTCATATGCTTTTTGTCATCACGCATCTCACCAGTGTTTGCGTCATACACTAGCTTGTTGCGATAGCGAGACATGACATCACGCAAGTATTGCTCTGCCTTAACCTTAGGTAGATTGCCAACATCGATGTAGAAAATTCTACGCTCAGGTGCGCGTGATAATCTGTAGATAACAATTGAATCTTCAATCATTCTAAGTTGATTGAGAGTCTTGATTGCCTTATGCAGGAAACCAAGAGTCATTCTTTTGTTTAAATCTTGTAGTCCAGAAGGACAGAATGTAATTGAATCAGTTGCCATCTTGACACCCTGAGACAAAGACATATCTCCAATCGGTCCTAGAGCACCACCTTTATAGAAACCTTTTGGGTTGTAAAGATAGTAATCAATAAATGTTCCATATTCATACTCAAGCGCCGTGCCTTTGATTGCTGCTTTCGCTAGAGAATCTTTTGGAGTATTGTCAATTTTTTGACGAACTTTCTTGATCTTCATCGGATCAATATAACGAAGTTCTGTAATACCTTTTTTTGGATTATCTAAATCGATAACCTTATGATAAAATAAACGTCCATCAATATACCAAGTTCGGACAATCTCATGTGCTCGATTGTCGAAGTTTAAAAGTCTTTTGAGATACTCAAACTCATTACGAATTTTAGTTTTAACACCAGCACCAACACCTAGATTATCTAAGTTAATTTCTACTGGGGAATCGTAAGCATCACTTACGATAAACTCGTTAACAACTTCATCTACAGCACTATCCACTTCTGGGTGGATTGCCATATCGCGATAACGACGGATCATCTCATACTCATTACGAGCTTGATTATCCGTATCTACATATGTTCCATAATATCCACCAGCGGCTACTGCAACTGGATCTTCAGCAGAAGGAGGGACAGGAGATTGACCTCGCTGCCCCTCTTTTCTGTTAATTTGGAAGCCAAATAACTGACTCATGATTATCTATTCAACTTGTGCGCTTCCAACTATTTATCAGACCACAGACTTAGCAGATGCAGTGCCCTTGACATTAGCGGAACCAGAGGTCTCGCTATTTTCCTTCTGCGCGGTGAAGAAGGAATACTGCCATTCAACTGTAAACTCTTCAATCTGATCGTTGCTATCATAAGCAAGATCAATTTGAGAGATGTTGGTTGGGAAGCAATGATGGAGTTTGTAAGTTCTGATTGCAGAACCACCTTCCTTATCATCTTTCTCTAGTTGAGTAACATAGAGACTTGCCATGTATCCAGTGCTTGCAGTATCAGGTAGGAACCTAGGAGCAGTATTTGCTTCATGGGTGTTAAGTTGATTTGCCCACTCTTCAAATAGACCACGGAGTTCCATGTTCTTATCATTGAAGAAGGTTGCAGACCATGTATCGAAGGTGCGATCACCTGCGATCTTAACTGTTCTACCACGGAAAGGAACTTCAATAACACCCAAGTTAGAACCTGGAAGTGCTGCTGACTTACAAAGAATATTTGAAAGATCAGTTCCTAGTGCTGTAGATGAACCACCTAATTCATCTGGGAATTTGATGTCAACCAAGAACATATTGGGCTTGACACCTTGCCCAATTGTCTGAAGAAATTGACTTACGTTTGACGTTGCCATTGTTGTTTACCTCGTTATGTTTTATCTAGTATCGATCAACCTCTACCAACTACTTCCTCAAAAGAAACACCCGTCTTCGTAGCAGTCACTGTGACAGTTACGTAGTTAATAGAGCGGGTGGGCTTGAGGTATAGTTCAGCAACGAATTCGTTCCTGTCGATAACTTCAGGAGTGTTGTTTGTTCCATCGCAAACAACTAGATAATCTGTTACGCCTCTACGTGCTTGAATCTCAGAGAGATAAGAAGCAATAGAAGAATTGAAATTAGAACGTGTTACAGCATCATTCTGCTCAAAGATTACGCTTTCTGCAAGAGCTCTTGCTCTCTTCTCAACATTAAGGAAGAGACGGCGAACGTTGATACGATCGAATGCAGAAGGTGAAGCAAGACCAGTCTTATCTCCAAAGAGAACAGGACCAGAACCAGGGAATGAAACGATTGGGTTGATTCTATTTGTATAGAGATCATCGCGTTGTGCTTTGTTGGGATTGAATGCCAACTTAACAACGTTTTGCAAACCACCACGGTTTAGACCTGCTGGTGAGAACCAGTCATCTAAAACTGCAGAAGTTGAAACACACAAACCAGCAACATCACCATTACAACCAACATAACGATACTTGTCGTTAAAGCGATCGTATGTATACTTAACACCACTGTCTAGAACAACATAGGAACTAGAACCAATGTTTTCAAAGAAGTCTAGTGTATTTGCTAGTTGTTGTGCTGGAGTTAATGCACTACCACCAGAGGTTGCAATTTGAGCACCCGTCCATGGTGAGATGAATGCAACACAATCTTTTCTGCTATTAGCAACAGCAGCAACAGAAGCTGCTTTAGCAATTGTGTCTGTTTCGTCAGCAGCATCGCCACCCATAAGAACAAAATCAACTTCCGTTGCTTCTGTATCTAAGAATAGATCGTATGCAGCACCAACTTCGCCAGCAGTATATGCATAGTCATCAGTACCACCAGAAAGAGCTCCACCTGCAGTAGGAAGAATTCTTGCTAATACTAATGGAGCACCAGCAGTAGCACCATAGGATGCAGCAGCTGCACCAGGATCTTCTCCGGCAGTTGTAACTTCCGATGCGCTTAGAGCAACACCAGCGTAGATATAACCAGAATACTGATTTACATAATCCTTCCAGTAAGTTGAATTACCTTCGGGAGACTTACCATCGGTAAGTTTGGAGAGATATGTCATTCTCTCAAGAACTGTATTAGTTGCAGTATCAATTACAGCAACATGCACTTCGTCATACGATAAGAAACGTTCTGTTGCATATGCAGAAGTTCCTGGACGAGGAGCAATTGATTTGAATGTCAAACCAGTTGCACCAATCTGACGTGCGTTCCAATCGGATGCTGAATATGCAACAGCGGTATCTCCTGCAGCAGGAGTTGGAGCAGCATTTCCTTTAACAATTCTGAAACTATTAGCACCATTTAGTTCATAAACTTCGTGTGCTACAGAAGCATCATCGGTGTATGTGCCACCAACTGCTAGACCATGACCGGTTTTGTTGATGGTGTAATCGGGACCTCTGTCTACGATAACAACACTAAGGTTGTTTCCATCTGCACCTGCATCTCTAGCAGCAAATTTTTCTGAAGTTACTCCAGCATCAAATGCATCCTTATCAGCGATAAGAACACCAGTGCCAGATTCTGTTGCGTTTACAACTGCAGTTGCTGCACGAACAACTGATAGTCTTCCACCATAACGGAGGAATTCTGAAGCGACCAACCAATCAGTGGCATTAGCCTCAGATGGTGCTCCAAATGTGTCAATTAGTTCCCTTTCGGTACTAACGTTTGTAATTTTGCCTACGGGTCCTTTGCGGAATGAGGAAGCAATAGCGCCAGTAATAGCTACATCGCCTACAACAACTGCATTGGACAAATCACTCTCTCTAATAACAACACCAGGCGAGACTTGACTTGCCATGTTTTTACCTCTTAGATATCAAATTTATCTAAAGGTATTTAGATTTTTGAATGTTTCACTGGTGGTGAACTGTGCATGAACTACCAATCTGGATAACCCCAATCCTGAAATGGATCTCTCCTTTGTCTAGATTCCATAACCCTTTTGACAGTACACTCCTTACATTCATATGCATATGCTGATGGATGTCCTTTCTTAGTTTTTCTTGTAAGGTAAAAATCTTCTATGAGATCTTTTTTAATTCCACATGATCTGCATTTTCTTTCTTTAAACAGTAAGTGTTCTAATGAAAATTGATCTTCAATGTTCATTAGTAGTTCCACATGTATCCGACTTCTTCTTGCTTGTCTCCATACTCCCAGAGATTACCATCTCCATCAACAAAGGTATCATCACCCATGCCGTCATCCATAAAACCAAAAGGAGCCATGTCCTGTTCTATCTGATTACGTTGTTCGTCATAGATTCTTCTTCGGATATCCTGATCTGTCATCTCCTTAAAGTATTCCTGCATGACTAACCATGCGAAGAGAACCATACACATTACAAGGTCATCATGGTATCCTTCATCTGCTTCCCATGCTTGCTTCTTTTGTACGAACGTAGTAAGTTCTTGAAAGATCTGGAAGTCGTTGAATATTAATTTGTCTTCTTCAATAATAGCTTTGAGATTAGAGCAACCGATCTTCTTGACCGTTACACTCATCTTGACACCTAGTTGGGTTTTTGTTCCTGAGAATCCTTGTCCCACGACTTGACCTGCTCTACCACGCA